CCCCACGTAGTTCATCTGACAGCACGTAATTGCATGTACTGTACAGGTGGTTCTTCATGTAGTCAAAGTAGCGTTCTACTGTTTCAACCCATGTCTCACGGCGTTGTTCATCTTCTTTCCATCGGGCATACCGTGATAGCGCGATGAAGTTTTGGTAGTCTGTTGGTAAGTAATTGTTCATCTGTCACTCCGTTATTGTTCTCATTGTTCTAATGTCAGCACCGTCTACATCATAGAAGTATTCACGTATGCCATCCTCTATTTCCTCCCCAACCTGCCCATCTGCAGGTATGGGGTACTCATCATCGTCTATATCCAGTGTGATAAATATCTTAACTCTCATCACTAGCCACCGTGTCTTCAAGTAGAGTGTTAAGATACCACTGTGCCTTTTGCAAATCCTCTAGTGGCTTACCTTTGTAGTCGAATCTCCACAGGTATTTCATAATGTTACCCTGTAAATAATATTTAAAGTTGGGTCCAAGAGCAGCCTGAATAGCAGCGATACACTCTATACCTGACTGATTATAGTGAGAAGGACTATTCACCATATCCACATTACCATAGGCTTCCTTACTAGCTTGCTCCGCTTCTTCCATCATTTGCTTCATGTATGCCTCGTGTCTCATGCATTACCTCCTGTCTTTGTGTTGAATGTTAGATGGACTACATTACCGTCATACTCTTTCTCTACGCCCATCTCTTCCTCTAGTTCTACATCAACTTCCAACTCGTTGTCAATAACATTCGTAACATATTCATGCACAACATTACGAATAGCTTCTTCTTGTTCCATGATAGGAACAGTAGCACACATCATCTTTACAAAATGCATTACGTTTCCATAATCTTCATCGTCCATAGGATTCTTAGGGAAGGCCATAATAGATATATCAATCTCTCCGTTCCATTGCCCATCCTCATCTGCAAAGGGTCTTATTCTTATGATGAAGTCTTCATCGTTTATATTATCTATCATCTCCTCTTTGTTCATTTCTTAATCCTCCTTTTAACTGTAGAGTTTGGATGACCGATAAAGTTAGGATGTTTGTCCTTCCCTTTTTCCTTTAACCAATCCTCTGGTATAATGCGATCATAGTATCTAAAGCCATGCTTGATACACCAATCGCCGTAGGTTGTCTTTGCTCCCTTACGTATTTTATTCTTACTATTCTCAAATACAAAACGTATGTCTAGTTCAGGATGTTGTTTCTTTATTTCAATGTGCTTACGTCTATCTGCCGTTACAAATCTACCCTTCACCTCAACTATGATACCGTTCTTGAGAATGTAGTCGGGAGTGTAGGTACGGTAGGCTAGGTCTTCCCATTCAATCTTGATGGCCTCGTATCTGAATGATACTTTATCTGCCTTCAACTTCTCTGCAATGGTTAGTTCTAACCCACTACGATACCCATACTTACGCGCTGCCCTCCATGCTTTATGGTACAACTACATCTCCAATATAGCTAACTGTCGGTGGCGTTTTGGCCTGTGACATCACTGATGGACGTTCCGTCAGAGCATCCCAACAATCAAAACGATAAGCGCAAAACTTACACCCGTCATTAAGTACCGTGTTACCCGTCTCCTTACCTCTAAACTTCTCTGGTACAGGTTGATAGCATCTTTCAAACTTGTTCTCCTTTACTGCGTCTGCTGTCTTTTGTATCTTAGAAATCTCTTCATCTAAGTTAAGACCTGATGCTGGCACGTATTTGAATTGACCGTTTGCTTTGTTGACTACCCACCAACCACCGACATCTTTACCTGATGCCTTGGCATATCCGGCGAGTTGTCCTACATAACCAAACCCATCCCCACTAGCCAGCTTTTCATATGATTCAAACTTGTTACGATAGGACCAATCAGACGCTGACTTAACGTCATCGACAGCACCATTAACAACAATATCATATGTTCCATTAACGGATGTACCATCCAGTTCCAGTGTAACATGTTCAGGTTCTTCATACTGTACTCCTGCTTCTCTTAGTAGACCCTTGAATACTGCCTCAACAATATCGCCAAGCATCATGTTCATTATAAATGTGGTAGGCAATGGCAGTGCTACCTCTGGTTTGTTCTTCTCGTACCAGAGTTGGCAAGTGGGGCGACCTACGTTTGACATCCGTAGTTTAAAGTCGCCCCGCTTTTTACCACTGCCGAACTGCTTCTTCAGTGCTTCAGCGATATCAGAAGATACCTGTTCAATAGTCTCCTCTGACATTTCTGTTTTGCCTTGCACTGCGTCTTCCATATATTGATGGAGCGCGAGTTCAGCAGGGTGATGCATTACGCTACCTCTTCTTCAATTTCGATATCGACTAGACCATCAACTACATCAATATCTTCATCATCCATTTTAGAGTTAGTCTTCTCTGCCCATGTATTGATAATGTAGTTATTGTAATTATCAATCCACGACATGAAGTCACCGAACAAAACCTGATCTTGATCAGTCAACTCAATGGTTTTGGTAACATCCAGCGATGCCACGGGTACATAGTATGATGCACCTGTAGGAATCTTACGCTCACTGGTATTCGCAGTGATGATATGCTGGATTGGCAAGCGTTGCATCTTTGCCAAAGTAGTGAAGCTAGAACCGATCTCCTTAAATGCGTCACGGTTATCAATCTCCCAGATGAATGGCGTAGGTTCCACCTTTACAGAATCACCCTGCTCATTCTTTGGGTCAATCAACTCCACCTCACCAAAGACGACACGCACACGCTTGATTGCTTTGAGCAAGTCTTGTTGCGCTTGCGGGAGTGCCTTAAAGTCTTTGATGTATCCTGCGGGTTTACCACAGTTGAACCCACCGTCATTATCTTTGAGGTCAATGTCCAGTGTATCTGCCATCACGCTCTTGATATAACGATTGGGATTCTTTGCATCACCTTGAACGAAACGCTTATGCATGAAGCGTTGCATGAACGGCCTCATCTTAATGCTATTAGCATAGTGAGTGGGGCCATCAGGAATCTCCAGCTTGTATGCACCACCCTTTACCAGCACCTTATCTGATCCGATAATAGGTGAATGATTAATGCGTAGTCGTGCAAGTGAACTAGAAGAAGATGATGTCTTCTCATGTGCGATACCCATAGCCTTTGCCATAGCAGCATAGTTATTGGTATCTACTGTTGTCAATTGTGTCATAATAGTCTCCTTTCTTTTAAGTTTAGAACCGTAGTTATATCAGGTTACGTCTTTAGTGTCAAGCCAATTCGGGCCTATTTTTGATTCCAGTAGTAGGGGTACATTAAAAGTTATCCCCCACCTAAGAGTAATCAAGTTTGGTAGTTCATCATTAGTCCTGTTGATTATGTCAACAACCTTCTCCTCTTCTTCTGGATGTACATCAATCACAATTGAATCATGTACTGTGTTTACTACACATGACTGCATGTTGTCAAGCAGTTTATCAATATGCAGTAAAGCAATCGGTACAATATCAGCAGTAGCAAAAGACTGTACCGGATAGTTTTTTATCTGCGTAAAGTATGACACACGGCCATTAGGTTTACGAACTACATTAGGGAACGAGAACTCCCGTCCTGATGGCGTGACTATCTTCTGTGTTGTGATAGCTTCCGTAGCCAATTTGGAATGCCAAGTGGCAACCCCCGTGTACTTGTCGTTGAAGTGTTCGTAGTAGGCTGCTTCTGCTTGTGTGCGTCCGAACCCCGTTGCCCCGTAAAGGGGCGCAAAGGTGTGGGCTTTTGCATCCTGTCTACTCGTAGGCTGACCAGCTTTACTAATAACTTCAGCGGTGTATGCATGTACATCAAATCCAGTAGATACTTCTTCAATTGCAACTCCATCCTGTGATAAAAATGCGGCAGCACGAAACTCTAGCTGTGCAAAGTCAGCCTCAAGTATCTTACCACCATCCCATCGTGACACAAATACTTTCTTTACAGGGAACGTGCCGCCACGAGGCATGTTCTGCATGTTTGGATTAGCACCAGACAGACGACCTGTCGCAGTGCGATGTTGTAGTAGGCTGACATGCAGCATACCATCTTGCTTGGTGTAGTTCTTAATGCCATCAACAAATGATGACAGGTAAGTGTCAACAGCAGACAACCTACGTACCTTAGATAAGAAGTCTACTGCATCATGCATACCTCTTGACTTAGCACCTGCCTCAAGCAATTGCAAGTTGTTCTTGCTAGTTGAGAAGCCATTGGCTGATGCCCACTTGGCAGAAGGTGGCTTGAACTTGAATCCAGCCAGCTTATCTGTAGGATTAAACAGATAACCTTCTGTGTGACAGTCAGGACACTTGCTTTGTTTAGCAAAGGGCTGACCATTCTTCTTTGTCTTGCGTATATAACCCGTACCCTTACAGGTTCCACACTGTACAGCAGTAGTCCTGTATAGTCTTTGTGTGCCTGTGGCTACCATATTCCTGAACTCACGCTCACTCATGTATGGATCGACCTGTGTAGCCCAATCTGTTTTGTTGATAACCTTACGACCATAGATAACCCATGACAATTGCTCTGGGCTATTAAGATTGATAGGCGTATCACCCATAACTCTACGAACATGAACCTGCAAGTCGTCAATTAATTGACTCTTCTCCTGTTCAAATTCTTGACGTACCTCCTCCAGCACTTCCATGTCAACCTTGAAACCACGCTGATAGATACGTGCCAGTGTTACACATACCTGATTTGTCAGTGTGACTGTATCCATCAGTCTAGAACTGTCTGTCATTAGCTTTCTCATTAGCTTGTCAGATAACTCTTGCGTAGCATGTAGATCATGTGACAGATATGATGCAAGCAAGTCATACGGTATGTCACGTGTGCTATATCCCTTTGCAAAGTACTCCTTGAGAGTGTCTTGCTTACGTGTATCAAGCAAGTACCTGTCTGCACATGCCTCAAGAGACAGTGGTTCCTTCTGCCCACGCTGCATAACGTACTCGCCAAGCATCGTGTCAAAGACAGGACCATCATACTTGAAGCCCGACTCCCACAGCCAAAGCAAATCATAAGCAGCATTGTGTGCAATGACGATAGTAGCTTTGTCAAGATAGGACTGGACAAGCAGGTGAGACTGCACGTCCGGTGGTGAACATTCAGAATGGTCAAATGAAACTATAGCTTCATCGCCCCTGTCTGTAAGTAGACCGACCATAACCAAAGAATTGTCTGGCTCAAACGGGTCAAGGTGTAGCTTACCGTTACGCTTTGTTGTTGTGTTCTCTACGTCTAGTGTTAGTTTCATTATGAATACCTCGCTGTTTTATAATCTAGGTTACTTGTAACACTACCGTGCCATCCTGTCAATTTATTTTTCACGACATTCAAATGAC